TATTGAAGAACTCCGAAACGGTTATCAAAGGCAAGCCGACTACACTCGTAAGTCTCAAGCACTAGCAGAGCAACGTAAGGATAACGAAGGAATTCAATCCGAACGTCAGCAGTTAGAGAACGAGAGGCAAATGTACGCAAATGGTTTAGAGATGTTAAAAGAATCTCAAGAGGCCAAGTTGTCTGAATTTGAAGATGTTGACTGGAATTCTCTTAAAGAAGAAGACCCCTATCAATATATGCTTAAGAAGGATGAATTCAGGGACGCACAGGAAAGAATCAAGAACGTAGCTGAACAGCAACAGTATATCCAGCAAGAACAGATAGAGCAAATGCAAAAAACACGCGCTCACTTTGTTCAACAAGAATATACTAAACTTATTGAAGTTCTACCTGAATGGGAAAAGAAAGACTCTACTATTAAAGACGACATACGTAAGTACGCATCTGAAGTAGGTTTCATTAAAGAAGAGATAGACCAATTAGCAGACCACCGTAGTGTTCTTATATTAAAGAAAGCTATGGAGTTTGACAAACTAAGTAAGAAGGTTGCTCCGAAAAAGAAAAGAGTAAAGAAAGTTCCTAAAGTCCAGAAGTCCGGAAGAGGTATTTCAAAAGAAGACACAGCCAACGAAATAGCCACTAAAAAGCGTGCACGGTTAAGGAAGTCAGGCAAACAAAAGGATGCCGCTTCATTATTTTATGATATGCTTTAATCTATATAAGGAAAATATAACATGGCTACTCAATTTCAAACGTACGACGCAACAGCAATCCGCGAGGATTTGTCTGATGTAATCTACGACATCAGCCCTACAGATACTCCGTTTCTATCGAGTATTTCTGGTAAGGGTACTGCCGCAAACACTTTGTTTGAATGGCAGACGGACGCACTAGCTGCTGCATCTGGCGCAAACAAGCACATTGAAGGTGCTGCTGCCGGAACCGCTGCAACTACTGCAACTACTCGTGTAACCAACCAAACACAAATCTCTAAAAAGGTTGTCGAGGTTTCAGGTACACAAGAAACTGTTAACAACGCAGGTAAAAAGTCTGAGATGGCTCACCAACTAGCGAAGGCTTCTAAAGAGCTTAAGCGTGATATGGAGACTTCTCTACTAGCTGATAACGCTGCTGTGGGTGGTTCTGCCTCTGCTGCACGTGTTACTCGTGGCGCTGCTAACTTCATCACAACTAACATTACAGACGCAGGTACTAGTGGTACTCACGCTGCTGTTGTTGAAGACGATGTTGTTGCAATTGCAGAGAAGGTATGGAACACAGGTGGTGACGGCTCTACTATGTTGCTAGGTGCAACTAACAAGAAGCTAATCACTGCTATGTCAGGCCGTGCTGACGCTACACGTTCAGTAGTAGATGACAACTTGTCAATCTATAACGCTGTTGATGTGTACGTGTCTGACTTCGGTACTTACAATATCCAGCTTGACCGCTTCTGCGACCAAGACGTGATTTATTTCTTACAGAACGATATGTGGGAAGTGGATTACCTTCGTAATTTCCAGACGGAAGACATTGCGAAAGACGGTGACTCTGATAAGAAAATGCTTATCGTTGAGTACGGTCTACGTTGTGGTAACGAAGCTGCAAACGGTAAAATCAGATATACAACTGGTTAACCTAACTAAGCACCTCGGGGAAACTCGGGGTGTTTATACCGCATCGATAAATACTTACCTATGACAGTACAAACTAAAATAATTGGAAACTCAGACGGCTCTCTTACAATAGCTTCTGGTCAAGACGACAAGATTATAAAGAATATCGCAGACCTTAATAAGCGTGAGAAGTTCCAGTCTAGACACGGTACCTATAAAGGTGATTCTAAATTCGGACACCACGTAGCTCGTATACCACTCATTGTCTTAGAACAATTAATACGTGACGGTATATGGGGAGATAAGGACAGAATGAAGAAATGGTTAAACAACATTGAAGTTCAAGAATCTTGGCGAACAACTAAAGGAAAGTTATAACAGATGGCATTAAGTACATATTCAGAACTAAAGACATCAGTAGCCGATTGGTTAAATCGTAGTGACCTTACGACAAACATACCTGACTTTATAACGCTTGCTGAAAAGAGAATTAACAGAGATTTAAGAATACGTTCAATGGAAGTACGTAATAAATTAGATACTGTTTCTGGTAAACGATACTATAACTTACCTCCTCTTTATTTACAGATGAGGAACATACAACTAAATACAAACCCAGTTACTCCACTAGAGTTTATCTCACTGGAAATGCTGGATAGACTATACGGCTCTGATACCACGGGTAAGCCTAAGGCGTACTCTATTGTTGGTGACGAGATACAACTAGCACCTATACCTGACGGTACATATACATTAGAGGTGGCGCACTATGCCTCCTTCACTCCACTGGGAGATGGCTCGGCTGGTACGGTAACAACAAATTGGTTAACACGGAACGCCCCGGATTTAATACTGTACGGTTCCCTTCTAGAGGCTGAACCATTTTTAAAGAACGACGAAAGAGTTCCTTTATGGTTATCCGCTTATAATAACGCCGTGAGTAAATTAACTGATGCTGACGAAAGAGATAGACACTCAGGTTCAACCATGAGAGTAAGGAACGTATACTCAGGGGTTGAGGGTTAACCATGGCTTCATGGGCTAGTACAACACAAAACTGGGCCGGTGCGGAATTCACGTGGGCTGCTGGAGAATATAACCTTAACGTAACAGCCATATTCAATGCTGGACTAGGTACTACCACATCAAACACATTAACTATTCCAGTAACAGCTACACTGGGCCAAGGTAACAGTGGCGTTACTGATGATGGTTCTTCATATTTAGCAACCCTTTCAACTACGTTAGGTGGAATTGCCTCGGCACAACTCATAATGTCTGAGAGTTTAGATTTTAATCTTGGTGGTTCGGTGTTAAATAATACTGAATATCCAGAAGGGGTAACCTTTGGAACAGTGTTGACAGCTAACGCCGACGGTACTTTCCTTTGGACAGAAATAGAAGAAGACACGTCTGAGTGGACAGTCGTTAAAAAGAGCGGTTAATAAATAGAAGGGTAAACCTTCGGCAAATTAAAATATAATTGGAGTAATACAAACATGAGCAACGCAAACACTGACCTAAAACTATCAAACATCTGGAACGTAACGTGTCTCGATAGAAACGGAAACGTTAAATGGCACGAAGAGAAAAAGAACCTTATTACAACCGAAGGTCTTAATCATATTTTAAATACAGAGTTTCACGAAGGAACAGCCGTTACTACTTGGTTCATTGGACTTAAGGGAACTGGTACACCAGATGCTGGAGACGAATTAGGTTCTCATTCAAGTTGGTCTGAGCTTTCTGGTTATACCGGAAACAGACAACCGTGGCAAGAAGATGTTGCTTCTTCAGGTAGTATGACTAACTCAACCGTTACTGCTTTTCCCATAACCGCCGATGCTACAGTTGCGGGTGCTTTCTTAGCTTCAGCCGCAACCGGTACGTCAGGTACTCTATACGGAGTTGTGGACTTTAGTTCAACACGTGCGGTATCAAACGGAGATACTCTAAACGTAACAGTAACTATTAACGCTACAAGTTCTTAATACAGGAGATATACTATGGCCTTAGAGGTTTTAACAGGTACTGATAAGTTTATAGATGACTTAGTCTCTACTAATCCAACAGCAACTGACGATGTCTCTGAGGGTGATGACCATATTAGAGGTGTAAAAAACGTACTTAAGAATACACTGCCTAACGTAACAGGTGCTGTTACTCCTACACAAGTAGAACTTAATTATGTAGACGGTGTTACTTCAGCGATTCAAACACAACTAGATGCAAAAGTAACAAACGCCACACATACTGGAGATGTAACAGGTGCTACAGCTCTTACTATTGCTGATGATGCAGTTATTACAGCTAAGATATTAAATGACAACGTAACAGCAGATAAGTTAGCAAACTCAATTAACACTGATATTGCTACTGGTGTTACTGCAAATACAACTGCAAGTGCCGCACTTCCGAAAGCAGGTGGAGCAATGACAGGTGCTATTACAACCAATAGCACTTTTGACGGAGTAGACATAGCGACCAGAGATGGAGTCTTAACAAGCACAACTACAACTGCTGGTGCAGCACTACCTAAAGCGGGTGGTGCGATGACTGGAGCAATTACAACTAACTCTACATTTGATGGAGTTGACATTGCTACTAGAGATGGTGTATTAACTGCAACAACAACTACCGCAGCAGCAGCCTTGCCTAAAGCTGGTGGTACTATGACAGGTACAACTACTCTCTTAGGAATAACAGAAACAGAGGCAGGTACTGCAAACGCAACTTATACGATTGATTTAGCTAACGGTACTTTATTTGAAGTGACTCACGCTTCTCTATGTACGGTTACTATGCCTACCGCAGCAGCAGGTAAAGCATTCACAGTTATAGCAACTGTACCAGCAGCTTGGTCAGGAACTATTCTCTGGTCAGGTGGCTCAGCCCCTACAGGTGGTAGTGGTAAAACAATTTATTCATTCGTGTCTAACGGTACTAGTTGGTACGGAATGAGAGCTGGAACTGGGTTCGCTTAATGGCTTTTGCTTCAGACAAAGGTAGACAAGGAGCAGCAGGTGTCAGCACAGGCTATGACATCGCCAACTCGCTCAGATTTAATGACGATGATGAGGCTTCTCTAAGCTGGACACCGAGTAGTGCGGGTGATTTAAGGAAATGGACTTGGAGCGGCTGGGTTAAGGTAAGTAGTTTTGATACCCACAGACGTATATTTTGTGTTGGTAATGGTAATGTGAACCAACATCATCTGTGGTTTACAGATGGTAACAAATTGTCTGTATATATTTCAGACGGTGCTAACGCAAACTTGGGTCACTTAAAAACAACACAAGTATTTCGTGACCCGTCTGCTTGGTATCATATTGTCTTTGTATGGGATTCAGATAACGCCACTGCTGACGATAGGAGTAAATTATATGT